TCCACCCCAGTTGGATTCCAGACTGCCATCCATGTTGTACCTGGTCAATGCATAGCATTCACCATCCATTATTTTTTCAGCATGCTTGATTGATTCATCAAAGTATATATCATTATTTGCAATGATCTTAATGCCTCCAACTTGATTGGCATACTCAAACAAATCATTGTATGTTGGCCGATGGTCAATGAATTTCTGGTTGACTGTTGGGGGTAAATCAAAACCCTCATTTAATACATATACATCAATCAATGGATTGCTGATATTCCTTGTTAAGCATTCAATGATCTCATCTTGTCGGTGATCGTTTTTGCACTTATATAGGTTAATAAATAGATTCATCACTTCGGTATAAAAGCCAATGTACATCTGCAATTGATTGTGTTCCATGCGCTGCCACTGGCATCAGCTGGATATCGTAATGGCTCATTACCTACATCAAAAGGATCATCTTTTGCAACCACTTGACCATCAGCAACCAAATGATCCTCTCTGGTCCTATCATCAAAGGTACTAATCCATTCTTTATTCAAGTTCAATCCTGTCATATCAGCTCCAGCCATTGCACCAATGTTACTGGCCCTTATCGTTTCTGTTCTGGCAATCATTACAGCTCTCACATTTGTCATGTGCTTGATGGATGCCTGTATTGTTGCTGCTGTTGTTTGTATGCTCTGGCCCTCTTCAAATGCTGCGCTGATAATATGATTGATTTCTTTTACAGTTGTATTGCTCATTTCTGTAACCAAAAGAATTTTTTTGCCTTTATCATCAACTCCCATCATCCCAGCAGTTTCAACCTCTTGAATCACTTGCCTCATAAAATAATCATCAGTAAACTCGGCTTTTGTCAATGTGCCAAATACTGCCTTTGCAAATCTTCGGCCCACTGTGTAATAAATATCAATCATCATTTCTTTGATCGGCTGCTCATCAATCAATGCCTCAACAACAGAGTTGGTCAATTCATCAACCCTGTCTGGTAAAAATTCCATGATTGGCTTCAGTTGTTCCTGTAACCCTTTGCGAGTTCTACGAATAGAGCTTTTGTAATAACTGGCTCTGGTCCGTTCAACAGCATTCCAAATATCTACCCTACGATTGGCTGCCATTGAGTTTCAATTGTTTCAAAGTTTCTTTTAATTCCTTTGGTGTATAACTGGTGCTGTATGCCTTTTCCAGTGTTGCATCAAATCCAATTGGTATTACTGACGTTGGTGAAAAGATATCATCCATACCATCAATATCAAGTTTACCCATTCCCATTCTTTGACGTTTTTCGTTTGGAGTAAGCCACCAGGAGTTTGTTAATATTGTAGCCAACATCTGCTCATCCTCTTTTAGCTCTGTAAATATTCCTTTGTCCATTTCAAGCATGTACTCTTTGCCATCCTGTTTCTCAAAATGAGGAACAAGCCATCTGTTGAATTCATCTGCAATCAACTCCATTTCTGGTATCACCACATCACTGATGCCTGATCTCTTTGCCTCTTTCATGTTGCTATATGTTTTATTGTCGCTGTCATTGAATAGCTGACTTGATAAATTATACAGATTGCATATATCTCTCAAACTCATTTTTTGTGATTCGATCAATTCCAAATCTGTTGCTGGTAGTCCTATCTGAGTCCATCCCATTTTTGCACCTGATACAATGATCCTACCATAATTCTCAGGGCCTCCATACTTCTGAGCATACTTTGTTTCCAGTGCATCGATCTGTTCCTGAGTCATTTCAACATCATCATCGACAGACAATATACCCTGTGCGCCCAAGTTCTGCAACAACTTCATTGATGCTGTGTAACTGTCATTGCTCTGGGTGATTACTCTCCTACCAGCTTCGATTGGTGACATCCCTCTTTTACTATTTGAATCAGGATTCCAGTATTTCATATATATCATTTTGTCTGCTGGTATCTCTGTTTTCCTTGCTCCTGATTGTACCTCATACTTTTTTGGAATGCCGAATGCATCAAATCCCACACTAATCAAAGGGGGTGCAATGGTCCAAAGCTCTTGAGGCACTCCCATATTTACTCCATTGTCTGGTGATATCTGATATACAAACGATTCACCACAAAGCAACTTATACCCCAGCATGGATTCTATAAATTCTGCTTTGCCCTGTGTTGGGTTTGGCCTGTTCATCAAGTCCAGCAATGGATGTTTATATACAATCTGTTTCTCACCCTCTACAATCTCAAATAGTTGCCAGTGAGTCATGGCTGCTTTTTTTACTATCCAGTTGATTACAGAATATACATTGGCATTCTTTTTATATCCCTGTTTGATATATGCTTTCTGATCACCACCCATGTATGAGATCACTGCATCATTAACAGTGCTGACCTGTACTCTTTGCAATCTCTCAGCTTTTAGGTGTATGTTGGTAAATGGTATTTTCATCTTATGCAAATATTAGTTTTTTCTTATGTTGTAGTTTATTAAGGCATACATATCTAATGGCATCAATGCAGTGATTGAATAGATCAATAGGTTTTCCAAGTAGATCACCATTTTTGTTCTCGGCCCACTTATATTGATTCAGCTCCTTTTGCAAATTTACAGAATTAATATGTACTTTTATTTTATAACGTTTCATCAGATCAATGCCATGCTGTATGCTGTCCTTACCTTTTCTAGCTCCCGAAATATTCCAATGATCCCGAAATAGTTCCTCGATGCTTTTCGGCTCGGCACTGTCTGCAATTATCTCATCACTCTTGTCAAGGTACAACCCTAACCTGGTACTGATATCATTGTTTGTTAATCCTGTTTCATATATATGCTCGGTAAGGTACAAACAATCACTGGTATATCCTACCCTGACCAATGCAGTTGGGTCATTACTATAACCCCAATCAAGGCCATACGCAATCCACTTACATTCTGGCTCATCGGTAAATGTTTGATATTCAAATATCTTTCCTTTAATCAATCCACCCCATTCACCCAATGCATATATCTTGTAGTAGTTTTCATCAATGTTCTTTAGATTTTCAATCTGCTTTTTTGCTTCTTCTGGTAAGAATGGATTGTCTTTGTATGTGCTGTGTATCACATCACAATCCTCCTGTTTGATCACCTTGCTATTGATCCATACATTTTCATCAACTGGATTCAATGATAAAAACAATTGATTGAAATGATGGGGTGCTCTGTTCCTTATCTGCAATGTAAGGTAATCATCATATGTAAACTCGTTGGCCTCTTCCATCCATGTATCATTCCATTCAGTCGATTTGATTTTCTCAGGATCATCAATGCCAGTGAAATGAACAAAGTTGCTGCCTATTTTTAATGTACGTTCTGATTTGTTATGATCACAATATTGATAATAATCATAGTCTTTTAATAAGTCAATCAGCAGTTTATATGCGCTGATCTTTAAAGCTGGTAAGGTTTTCCTGGTAATGAGTAGTTTGTAATTCTCTCTGGTAGTCAATCTATAGATAAACATCTGGACCAATGAATGAGATTTGCTTGATCCAGCTCCACCCTTATTGATCACTGTTTTCGCTTTGCTCTTTTCGTTCTTTTGAAATAGCTCCGTTACTGTTACCTGTCGGTAATTGCTCATGGGGTGTGAATATTATCTGCTTTACTTCATTGACGTTTGCTGTTACTTGTACAGGGATGAGCTTTGATGCGATCTTATAAAACTCAGTTTGATTCTCTTTGGCCCATTTCACAATCCCATACTTCGGGTCTTTCTCTAATGCTAAATAAGCATTCATTATCAAATCCTTAAATGCTGTTGTATGTACATTCTGTACTCCAGTACGTTTAGATTTTTTACCAGCTTTACTGGCTGATTCTTTATTAAAAGGCATTTGTTAAACAATGTTACTTTAACTAATCATTCAATATATCCTCTAAGGTATTAATATAATCATAAATATACTGATCTAATACTGAATACTCATAAGAGATTCCAATATTATCTAATTGTATATATATACCATTCTCTGTTAAATATATCATTCCTTAATTTACAAATATAATAAAATATAGTTAAATATCATTAAATAACCCAATATCATTAAATATACGTTTCTCAGCTATCTTTATATAATCTGCATTGAGTTCAAAACCAATATAGTTCCTGTTCAGTTTTCTGGCTACTAATCCAGTTGTACCAGCTCCCATAAATGGATCAAGCACTATGCCACCTTTAGGGCATCCAGCTTTTATGCATGGTAGTATTAGTTTCTCTGGATATGTAGCAAAATGTGCCTCTTTATATGATTTGGTATTAACACTCCATACAGATCGTTTATTGCGTTTTTCTCTTATAGCTTTAAAACTTCCATCATGTCTGCTGCCTTTTTTTGGATTTGACCATTTTCCATTATAATATCCTTTTTTTCTTTCAATTTCATTTGTTTTATCAGGTGCATATATGCTATCCTCTTTTATTGATTCATTATCATAATAGTATGATGGTGATTTACTTAATAGGAATATATACTCATGTGATTTGGTGCATCTATCCTGCACTGATTCTGGCATGGGGTTTGGTTTGTGCCATATTATGTCCTGCCTCAAATACCATCCATCAGCTTGTAAAGCAAAGGCCACTCGCCAAGGTATGCCAATTAAATCTTTTGGTTTTATATGATATTTTTTCCAATCTTTTTTTTGATTTTTTTCATTAAAATAATTTTGTTGCCCGATGCCTTTATTTATATTAAATAATCCTTTTTTTTCTCGATCCCATCTGGGTTTTGTGTTTCCAGCAGGAGTGGTTGCATAACTATCCCCCAAATTAAGCCATAATGTACCATCATCTTTCAGAACTCTTTTCACCTCCCTGAATAACTTGACCATATTATCTACATACTGCTGTGGTGTTTCCTCCAATCCTAATTGATCATCAGTTCCGTAATCCCTCAAACCCCAGTATGGGGGTGATGTAACGCAGCAATGTATTGATTTTTCTGGCAGTTCTTTTAGTCCTGCTGTGCATTCTTTGTTGTATATTTTATTCAATTTCATAGCAATAAGTTGACTAATTACCAATAAGTTGACTAAAGTTGACTAAAATATGACTATCTAAAGCACTGATAATCAAGCATTTAAATAATTTAGAACAATAGTCAACTTTTTTTAGGAAAAAATCGTGGGTAGTTTTCATTTTCATTTTAGTTTAAATCAATAAGGGAAAAAAACATGACTTTTGTACTATTTCGCTTTAGTAAATTGAATGTATCTAATCCCCATACTTGCTCTTTCTTCAATTGTCCACTCATTATAAGCAGCCCATCGATTCAACCATTTTGTGAATGTATGACTGTATAATTTGGACCAATCTGAATGCTCTTCTTTGAATCTATTGTATAGGTGTTTCTTTACATACTCATCATCAACCTTAATATTCTGCTCTGCAAAATCAATAAACTGCTGACAGGTAGAGCTTTTGATTTTCTTAAAAGATAGATTGATTTCTTCTGGCTTACAAATACCATTGGCCAAATACATCCTACATGCCTGTAACATAAAATTATCAAACCTGTTCCACTCTTTTTTATTCCAATCTTTAAACAACAGATGCCCGAATTCATCTTGTGGTGATTTGTTTTCATTATAATATTGTGAAAATTCCATTTCAATCCTTCTTCTTTCATGGCTCGGACCATTACCAGGTATAACATAATTTGATGTGATGATGATTTTTGGTGATTGATCAAATGGAATGTGAAATGAATCTTTGCCTTTTTTCTCTACCTCAATGCCCTCTGTTATGATGCTGAATAGCTTTTCAAAGCTGAAATTCTTTTCTATATCCTCAAACGCAATCACCTGAGTATCTAAATTCACCCTTTGCCATTTAAAGGTATTATCAAACTTAAAGTTTTTACCATCAACTGAAACACATTGTTTGAATTGCTTTATTGAGTTGATATATATCCCTTTGCCAGTACCACCACTCGGATCATCAGATATTATCTCATCTGTCAATACAATAGCTGGTATTAATCCCTCATCTTTAAAGCTGTGCAGCAGATATCCTGTAATTGATAATAAAGAATCAAACCGATCCTGTTCGTTGTTGGTTACATTGATTAGCATCTGCATAAACTCTGGAGTTTTATCCCAGTCACCTATTTCAACTTCCCTATCTATTATCTGTGATTCCCATATACATCCATCAAGATCAGGGTATGGAATTTTGATGATATTATCTTTGTCAACTTTAATTGCTGCATCTTTAAAGTAAAAATATGCCTCTTTTTTATTGTCTTTGTTCCATTTGATATTTGCATCTTTTAAAAACTTCAATTTTAATGGGGTAAATATCACTGATGATGCCCTGATGATGTACTCCATCAAGCTATCCCTTTTAATATTATCAATATCATAGGGCAATGATTCGATATATTCAACTACCATATTAATAAGATCAGATATATATCTCTCTTTAATCTTATTGTTATGTATTTGAATCAATATCCACCCATCTTTGTTGTTGATGTTGTACTTATATATCTGCTTTTGCTTTAGCCATTTGACAAACAATGTAAAATCAAATGCAACCTTTCCTTTATTGTTTACCTGCCAAAACTTATCAACAATATTGCCCTTTCCCTCTGCTTCTTTGACTATCTTATCAGCATTCTCTGGCAATACATTTTTATATTTGATCATGTAATCTTTTATTTCCTCTTTTGATTTTTTCTCAAGCTCGGACCTTGCAAAATCAACATTCTCAGTATCCTCAAAATATCTGGTTGCAAACCTATCATTATATGAATAAGCTGATTTTACAGCCAGTAATATCTCTTTATCATCAAATCCAGATGAAACAAACTCCCTCAACCTCATTTCTGCATAATTCCTGTCAATACCAAATGAATTACATGCATTGGCTAACTGGAATACATACAGATTTCTGTTGCCATCGGTAAATCCATATCTATTGTTGGCCCATTTGAGCAACCTGTTGAATTTCTCAGTATCATCAGTCACCTCAATATGGGGTATTTTCTCAGTAAATTCGTAATCAGAATCAATTATCTTTTCTTCAAATTCTTTTGAATCTTTGTTGATATAGATATCAGGATCAAAACTTTCATAGCATACTCTATTTATGTTGCTGCACTGCTTATCAAAGTATTTGCTATCATAGAGCTTTGCCAATCCATC